CAATTGCTTACGCTGTTAAGCGCGCAGCCCCACCAAAGAAAAAATAATATGGCACAAGATCCAACAGGAATCGTAGCCGCAGCAGCAGTTGCTGTTGGCGGTTCGGCCAGAGACAAAAGTAACGCCGACATTTTGGCGACTGCCCGATCACGCCTTGACATGGCGATGTCTGCGCTTTCCGAATCCCGCGAGGACGAAATTGACGATTTGCGCTTTTATGCGGGATCGCCTGACAACCAATGGCAGTGGCCTGCCGATGTGCTGGCGACTCGCGGCGCGGTGCAGGGTCAAACGATCAATGCGCGTCCTTGCCTGACAATCAACAAACTGCCGCAACACGTTCGTCAAGTGACCAACGATATGCGCCAGAACCGCCCAGGCGCTAAGGTCATCCCCGTAGACGACAAAGCTGACCTTCAGGTCGCTGAAATCTTCAACGGCATGATTCGCCACATTGAATACATCTCGGACGCTGACGTTGCATACGACACGGCATGCGAGAACCAAGTGGCTTATGGCGAAGGCTACATTAGGCTGCTGACCGAGTATTGCGACGACGACAATTTTAATCAAGACATTAAGATTGGCCGCGTTCGCAACAGCTTTTCGGTCTACATGGATCCAATGATCCAAGACCCAACGGGGTCAGACGCCAAGTATTGTTTTGTAACCGAAGATGTATCCAGAGAAGACTATGAGCGCATGTACCCAGATGCAGCGCCCATTACAACTTTGCAATCTTTGGGTGTAGGCGATCAGTCAATTTCTAATTGGCTCAATGAAGACACGATCCGCATCGCGGATTATTACTACATTGACTATGACCGCGCTACGTTGAATTTGTACCCTGGCAACGCTACGGCGTTTGACGGTACACCTGAAGATAAGGCTTTGCGGGCCGCTTACGGCAAGCCCAAGCGCTCACGCGAATCCGACCGCCCTCGCGTTCGGTATTGCAAGATCAATGGATACGAAATCCTTGAGCAAAACGAATGGGCCGGCAAGTGGATTCCCGTAGTTCGTATTGTTGGTAACGAATTTGAAGTTGACGGCCGTTTGTATGTGTCTGGCCTTGTGCGTAACGCCAAGGATGCCCAGCGCATGTACAACTATTGGGTGTCACAAGAAGCCGAAATGTTGGCTCTGGCCCCCAAAGCACCATTTATTGGATACGGCGGTCAGTTTGAAGGCTACGAAGACAAATGGAAGACGGCCAACACAAACAACTGGCCTTATCTGGAAGTTAACCCCGATGTGACTGACGGCCAAGGCAGCGCATTGCCATTGCCCCAACGTGCCCAGCCACCAATGGCTTCATCGGGTTTGTTGCAGGCTAAAGCTGGCGCGTCTGAGGACATCAAATCCACAACTGGCCAGTACAACGCATCACTTGGCCAAGGCGGCAATGAGCGCTCAGGCAAAGCCATTCTTGCGCGCCAGCGCGAAGGCGACGTAGGTACTTACCATTATGGTGACAACTTGACTCGCGGCGTTCGCCACATTGCCCGCCAACTGGTTGATCTGATCCCCAAAATCTATGACACCCAGCGTATTGCCCGAATTATTGGGGAAGACGGTGAGACAAAGATGGCTAAGATTGATCCAGAACAGCCAATGCCGGTGCGTGAAATACGCAACCAAGAAGGCATTTTGATTGACAAAATTTACAACCCAGGCGTTGGCAAGTACGACGTTGTGGCAACCACCGGCCCCGGCTACGCTACCAAGCGCCAAGAGGCTTTGGAAGCAATGGGTCAATTGTTGCAGGGCAATCCTCAACTGTGGGCTGTGGCTGGCGACTTGTTTGTCAAGAACATGGATTGGCCTGGCGCCCAAGAAATGGCCAAACGCTTTGCCAAGACCATTGATCCAAAATTCCTCAGTGACGGCGAAGACTCACCTGAATTGCAGGCGGCTCAACAACAAATCCAAGCAATGGGCCAGCAAATGGAACAGATGGCCGGAATGCTGGACAATGTGCAGAGTTCTGAAATTATGCGCACAAATGAGATCAAAGAGTTTGAAGCCATGATCAAGGCGTATGCGGCTGAAACGCAGCGAATTTCTGCTGTGCAAGCCAGCATGTCGCCAGAGCAAATTCAAGACATCGTCATGGGCACTGTTCACGGCATGATCACAAGTGGTGATCTTGTGGGCGAGATGCCTGGACGTGAGTCTTCAATGGAAAACATGGATGAAATGCCCCAAGGAATGCCACCTCAAGGAATGCCACAATGAAAGCCGCTGAATTTATAGGTTTGCTGTTTTTAGCCAGGGATGTCACGCACAGTGTGCATCTGAACACGCGCAGCTATTCCAAGCATGTAGCGCTTAACATCTTTTATGACCGCATTGTTGGCGCGGCTGATGACTTTGCCGAAGCCTATCAGGGCCGCTACGGCCTGATCGGGCCAATCACATTGCACTCTGTCAAAAAGACAAATAATGTCATTGAATTTTTGGAAGATTCGCTCAAGGAAATTGAAGATGCACGGTACGAAGTGTGCGACAAGTCCGACAGTTCATTGCAGCAGTTGATTGACAACATTGTTGAGGTTTACTTGCGAACCCTTTACAAGTTAAAATTTTTGGCGTAATTTAATCGCTATGGTATATTTAAGGCATAAGGAGCCATCATGGAACTTTTAAAACCACTAGCCGACACGGTATTCCCCGCAGCGACTGCTTCGTATACTGGTTCGGCTGGCTCGACTAGCACTTGGGCGGCTGGCCCTCAAGGTGTCGTAATCTGGTCAACAACCCCCTGCTATGTGGTGGTGGGTGAAGGCGTTACGGCTACCACTGCAAGCACCCCTATCCCCGCATTTACACCCATCCCGTTCAGTGTGCCCGCTGGCACAGGCGCTCCTTGGCGCGTCAGCGCAATCCAAGTTAGCGCGGGTGGTTCGATTTATTGCAAAGCGATAAATATCCAATGAGTTTTGGAATTGCTGTCAGAAACGCTGTGTCAATTGGGCTTGGCGGCATCGCCACGCTTTTTTCAGGCACAATTGACAACAGCTTGACAGTAGATAATCTACTGACAGAATCTGGAGCAAACCTTGTGCAAGAAAATGGCGACTATATCCTTGTGGAGTAAATAAATGGCTGACTTAAAAATTTCCCAATTGCCAGCGGCATCGGTTCCCCTAGCTGGCACTGAAGTTTTGCCAATTGTTCAATCAGGTAGCACTGTCCAAGTGTCAGTCAACAACCTGACGGCAGGCAAAGCTGTTTCGGCTTCAACTGTTACCGCCACGACTGTTACAGCAACCACGGTCAACGGCACGACTTTTGACACAAATATAGCTGCTGCCGGTGTGACTTTGGCTGGTACGACCCTAGCTGCTGACGGCACTGACAGCAACATCAGTTTGACACTTACACCCAAGGGCACTGGCATAGTAACTACTGCCGCCTCATACAGTGATGGCGCGGGAAAACTTCGTGCGATCCCTCAGTCTGGCTCGGCCAAGACTACAAGTTACACATTGGCTGTAACCGATGTGGGCGAATTTATTGAAATTGGCACAAGCGGCGCGATTGTTGTACCTGATGCCACATTTTCAACCGGCGATGCCGTGGTGTTGTTTAACAACACAAGTGGCAACATAACAATCACTCTTTCAATTACTACTGCATATTTGGCTGGAACCGATGCTGATAAAGCAACATTAACACTGGCAACTCGCGGCGTTGCAAACGTGTTGTTTATCAGCGGTACTGTTTGTGTTGTTACAGGAAACGTAACATGAGTGGAATTCTTCTTGCTGTGGTTGGCAACAGCTATGGCCCGCCCCCTATACCTAACGGTCAAGATGCGTACACAACCGTAGGATCGTACACATGGGTTGCGCCTGCCAAAGTAAGCAAAGTTTCTGTTGTCGCTGTTGGTGGCGGCGGTAGTAGCGAGAACACAGGTAATGGTGGTGGCGGCCTTGGTTATAGAAACAACATTACGACTGTCCCCGGCGACTCGTACACCGTTGTGGTTGGTGGTAAAGGTGGCGCCGGTAGCCCTGCTTACCCCTGTCAAGATAGCTATTTTATTGATGTTGCCTCTGTTAAAGGCGGCGGCGGCGGTAAGACTTCCACAACAGCAGCCGGTACATATACCGGCGATGGCGGCGGTAATGGTGGTAGTGGTGGTTACACAGACTCATACGCAGGCGGTGGTGGCGGTGCTGGTGGCTATTCAGGTAATGGTGGCAATGGCGGCCCCGGGCTTCCACAAAATGGCTCTGCCGGTGCTGGTGGCGGTGGTGGTGGCGGCGCGTCAGAAGGTGGCTCAAATAGCGCGGGCGGCGGCGGCGGCGTAGGTATTCTTGGCGAGGGTTCAAGTGGCGCTGGCGGTACAAGTGGTAGCCCTGCGGGTGTGGGCGGCAGCGGCGGCGCTAATGCTTCTGGTAAAACTGGCGGTCTTTACGGCGGTGGATCAACCCCTGTTGCAAACGGCGGCACAGGCGCAGTGCGTATTATTTACGGCAATACTGGTGGCATTACACGCGCATTTCCATCAACAAATACAGGGAATTTGTGATGAATTTATATATTCGCTTAAAAAATGGACAGCCATTTGAGCATCCTATTCTTGAAGATAATTTTATCGCCGCATTTCCTGATGTAGATTTGAATAATCTGCCGGAATGGGTAGCTAAATTTATTCGTGTTGAACCGCCACAAACAAGCCTATACGAAATGTATGAGGGTGCTACATATCAATGGATTGATGGCGTTGTTACAGATGTTCATTCTGTTAGACCAATGACAGACATTGAAAAAACAGCAAAACAAGACCTAGCTAAAGCGCAGTGGGCCGTTTCTCCAAATTGGGCAAGCTGGACATTTAACGAAAATACATGTTGGTATGACCCGCCTACACCCCGACCAACTGACGGTAAAACTTATCGTTGGGATGAGGCTACAACAGCGTGGGTTGAGATTACACCATGATTGCCACACTTAGCCCATCACCAAAAATGCAGTTTTTTACTGCTGCGGGTACTCCTTTGGTTGGCGGCAAATTGTTTACTTACGCCAGCGGAACCACAGTCCCTTTAGCTACTTATACAGATAGCACTGGAAACACCGCAAACGCAAATCCCGTTATTCTTGATTCACGCGGCGAAGCAAATGTATGGTTTGGCCCATCGCGTTACACGTTGTTGCTTAAAGATTCATTGGATAATTTGATTTGGACTGCGGCTGGAATCAACAGTGTTCAAGGCGCTCAAAACCCCGTCATCGTGGCCACATCAGGACAAACAGTATTTACTGTGCCTGAATACGGCCTTGGTGGATATTTAATGGTTTTTGTAAATGGAATTCTAAAAGAGTTCAATACAGACTATACTGAAACAACTACAACAAGTATCACGTTTGCAACTGGTTTAACCACTGGTCAGCGCGTTATTACTCGAATGCTTTAAACCTTACCGGTGAGGTTCACCGGGAACTCAACAGAGTTAAAACATGACTGAAGAAGTCCAAGCCCTAGCGGAAGTAGACTCCGCGCCAACGAAGGATGTGACGGCCACACCTGAAGTTGCAGTATCTTCGCCGGAAGTAGCTGAGAACCAGCCTGCCAAGACATTCTCGCAAGAGGAACTTGACGCTGCTATTGGCAAGCGCCTCGCAAGAGAACAGCGCAAGTGGGAACGTGAACAAGCCGCACGGCAAACCGTGCCAGTTGCTCCCAAGGAAATGCCGTCGATTGACAATTTTGAAAGCACTGATGCCTATGCGGAAGCACTGGCCCTCAGAAAAGCCGAAGAATTGCTTGCTCAACGGGATCGCCAAAAGGAACAAGCTGAAATTGTAGAGGCTTACAGCGAACGTGAGGAAAAGGCTCGGGACAAATACGACGATTTTGAAGATGTCGTGTACAACCCCAAGCTGCGAATCACCGACGTAATGGCTGAAACAATTCAGTATTCTGATCTTGGGCCTGATCTAGCTTATTGGCTAGGTTCAAACCCCAAAGAGGCTGAACGCATTGCCCGTTTGTCACCTATTTTGCAGGCAAGGGAAATCGGAAAGATTGAAGTCAGATTGTCTGACAATCCTCCGGTGAAGAAAACAACTTCTGCGCCAACACCTATTAGTCCGGTGACTGCGCGGTCTTCGGGAAGCCCGAGCCATGACACGACTGACCCAAGGTCAATCAAAACCATGTCTACCTCGGATTGGATCGAAGCCGAACGCAATCGCCAGATTCGTAAGTACGAAGCGCAACGCAACCGTTAATCTTTTGAAAGGACTTTGAAATGTCTAATAGTATTCTGACGATCGACATGATCACACGCAAGGCTCTTGAGATTCTTGAGAACAACCTTGTAATTACCCGTAACGTGAACCGCCAGTACGACGACAGCTTTGCTGTTGAAGGCGCTAAAATCGGTTCTACACTGCGTATTCGCTTACCCGATCGCGCTTTGGTAACTGACGGTGCTGCCTTGCAAGTGCAAGACGACAACGAACAGTTCAC